CTCGTCCATCGCGTCGTCAACTTCTGTGAACGCCTTCACGGAGAGGCCTGCGGCAGCCGTCAGCGGTGCGGTGACGTACTTCGTCATGCTGGTGCCGACGTTCTTCATCCCTTCGCCGACGTCCTTCAGCTTCTGCCCGACCTCGTCGAGCTTCTTCTTCATGTCGTCGAAGGGAGCCTTCTTGATGGCCTCGTTCAGGTCTTTCTGCTCCGCCTCCATCTTGTTCAGAGCGGTCTCTGCTTTCGCCAGCTGCTCCCTCAGCTTGGAGGTGGCGGCACTGTTGTCGCCGTAGGCTTCCTTCGCCTTGTCCAGCTGTTCCTTCAGCGTCTCGACGTACTTCTTCTGGTTGTCGATCTGCTTGTTGAGGTTCTCCATCTTTGCCTTCGCCTTGTCCTGGGCGGAGGCGTTTTTATCAAAAGCGGACTCGGTGGCCTTCATCTCAGCGGCGAGGGCCTTCTGTTCCGCTACGATCTCCTTGATTGACTTCTTGTATTCAGCTTCGCCTTCGAGGCCGATTCTTACGCCAATGTCAACGGCCACGCGATCACCTCATCTTTATCGCTTCATCAAAATCTGTTACTCTCTGCTTCTTCGGCACAGCGTGCCCCTCATAGATAGAAAGGCAGGCGATCATGTCCATCATCTCTCCGTAGAGCGTGTCCAGGATCTCCTGCCGTTCCATTCCCAGTTTTCTGCCGTAGAACAGATACCACGACAGGTTGAGCTTTATTCGCTGGCCGGTTCCCCGTTTTTTCCCTTCGGGGCCTCCGCCTCCACGGTGACCTTGCCGTCGGCGTGGAACACTTCGACGCCTGCCATGACCAGGGCCATGAGCGTCTCCTCGTCCTCGTCCATGAGCTCTTCCTTCGTCACCGGGTTCGGTATGTACGCCGGGTCTTCGCGCTTCCTGTGGAGCTCGTAGGCCTCCGAGAGGGCGCAGACGAAAGCGACCGCCGCGTCTATGGCCGTCACGATGTCCGCGCCCAGGAGATCTCCCAGCTTGCTGATGTCCCGGTTCGGGCAGACCTCCGCGATCTTAGTTGTCGCCAACACCGACCGCCGGAAGCCGACCTCTCTGCCGTTCAGTTCCATCCTGTTCTCCTCCTTCGAGTTAAGCCGACGCCGTCAGGACGGCCTTGATTGCGTTGTACGCAGCCGCCTCGGTGCTCTGGGCCGCGCCGATCATGCGCCAGGCGTGGTTCGACGTGTCGTCTCTCAGCACGGTGGCCTCCAGGGACTGGGTCTGCCAGTCGATGGACTCCTCCTGCGTCGCCGCCGTGATCTCCGGATCGCTGAACTTGCACTTCCGGATGATGATCGGCACGTAGGTGGTGGTGCCCGCTTCCATGTACCGGGCGACGAAGCCGACGCCCACATAGGGCACGGACGCCTGGTCGTCGTACACGTCGAAGGTCACGGTGCTGCCGCTCACGGCGACCGCCTGCGTGGTGGTCACGCCGGTGATGAACTTCATCGCGGCATCCTTCAGGCCGTCTACCGTGAGGGTGAGCGTGCCGCTGGAAAAGGCCTGCGTGTCGGTCTCGGCCAGCACGTTGTCCGCGTAGAAGTTGTTGTCGCCGCTTCCCTCGATGCTGAGGGTGACGTCGACGCCTCTCGCGAGCGGGATGCCGCCGGAGTAGCTGACCGCGCCGCCGCTCTCGGTGTACTTGGCGACCCAGGGCATACTAAAGCCCGTACAAACTCTGCCGTTTGCCAATTTGTTTCACTCCTTCAAAAGAAATGGGAGGCCGTCAGCCTCCCTTACTGTTGCATCGTCTCGTTGATGCCTTCCTCTATGATCTCCTTCATCGCTTCCTCCGCATTGGCTTTCTGCGCCCTCACGGCCTGGTTGATGAAGGGATGGCGTTTCATGTAGGTGCTCCCCGCGTTGATGGTTCGCGCCATCATGGCGTTGGGGTGCCCCTTGGGGTACTTCTCGGTGACGTAGTTGTTGTAGCCGTCCATGCCGATCTTCACGTTGATGAAGCCGTTCTTTGTCTGCTTCCTCGCTATGCCGAGGCCTTCCAGCATTCCCTCGATCTCCGCAGGAACCGGATCACGGACTTCGCCCTTCCGGAAGTTGTCCGTTTTCACCGGCAGTGCCTGGATGTTCGCGTGGATCTGGTCGGCTACGATTCGCGCCCCTTCAAAGATTGCCTTCCCGGCGAGCCCGTCAGCTCTGTATCTAAGGTCTCCGAGCAGGGCGATGTAATCCGTCAGGGCTTTCCCGACTGTGAATTTAGCCATCAGCCGATCACCCACAGCCACTGAAAGTGTATGAGGTTCGTCTCATCCTCAAACTGGACGGAGTCCAGACGCCAGCCGAAGGGGATCTCCCCCTGCAGCTCGTAGAAGATCGCCTGGATCGCGTCCACCCGCTCGTCGTACTCCAGCTTCGTGTAGTAGTCGACGAACCCGGTGACCGCCTGCTCTTCCTTCCGGTCGTTCGCGTCGAGCGCGGAGTCCTCTCCGTCTTCGCCCCACACGATGAACGGTGCGGACATATTGGGCCGCCAGTAGTGGTACACCTGGCAGGTGAGCACCCCGGTGTCCGAGCCCTCCGGCGTGACCGTGAGCCCCTCCACGAGTGCGTTACTCAGTTTCTGTAGCTTCGTCTGCAACATCGTAGAAGTCCTCCAGTCGCACAAGCGTGAGATCTACGGCGTCGAGATCCGGCTGTTCCTGCACCGCGTCGATGCGGTACTGGCAGCCGTCCTCCAGGATCACGAACATCGCCCGCTTCGTGCCCTTCGGCACCGTGGGCGTGTTGTAGCACCTGGCGAGGACGTCGACGGAAGCGTTCGCCCCGCGTGCCGCGTACAGCCGCGTGACGCCCACCGTGCGCCGCCCGTAGTAGGCCGTGCCCACGGAAGCCAGTTTTTCCACAGGCATCCGTCCGGCGTCGGCTACGTTGGTCAGCTCGTAAAACGTAAGCAGTCCGTCGTCTCTCACTGAACGTCACCCCAGTCCGTGTAGCCGGTGGCCGTCTGGAGCTGGGCCTTCTGTTCGTCGTAGGATCTTTTCAGCCAGTCTCTCTGTGTGGCGTCGATGCTGATCCTGTTCATCGCGCAGTAGGTGCAGACCGCCCGCGTGATCAGCGGGTCGTTCTCCGGCTGGATGACTCCGGCTATGCCGAGGTCAGCCTCCGCCGCTTCGATGAGCTGTAAAAGATCAAAATCGAACGCACAGGTCGTGATGCGGAGAGCCGCTTTCACTTGTTCGAGCATTTAGCTCTCCTCCTTTAGTCGATGCGCCACCCTATGCCCAGCTGCTCCTGGTACTGCTCCCGCATCTCCGGATAGATGACGGTGTGCCCGATGTGCCCCAAGCGCACGGTGGGCTCGCACCAGATCTCGTAGCCGAGATCCGTCGCCCTCTTGCAGAAGGCCACGTCCTCTCCGTATACCGGCATCGGAAGGAAGCAGGTCTTGTACGTCTCCATCACGTGCTTCAGGATCTCCGTCTTGATCAGGACGCAGGCGAACCCGCACCCGGCGATCTTGAACGGCTCCGGCGGATAATCTCCGACCCGCGTGATGCTGTTCATCGCGATGTCGGTGAAAGTGCAGGACACGTACGGAGGCCGCCTGGAGTGTGCGACTCCGGTCACGAACGGCTTGCCGCAGAACTGGAGATCCTCCAGTATGTTCGGCTCGAACACCATGTCCGAGTCCAGCCACAGCACGTCCGTGAAGCCTTCGTTGATCGCGTAGCACGCCAGGCTGTCCCGCGCCGCGTAGACGAGGGACAGGCCCTTAAAGCGCACCTCGTAGGGTATGCCGGAGTCCTTCAGCCACTCGACGAGGGCGGTCAGACTCCGGACAAACTCGAAGTGCATATAGTCGGTCGTAGGGATGGCGACCAGTAATTGAGTTCCCATCTTGTTCTCCTCTTGTTCCCGTCAGCGATCAGGTCGTGGCGGCCGCAGGCTTCAGGATGTTGACGAAGTGGTTCGGAGCCACGACGTCGTGAGCGACGTACTCACGGCCCACGATCTTGACCATGTCCTTCTCAGCCAGGCTGAGGTCGTCGAACTTCAGGACGACGCCTTCGCCTTCGGGGAAGTTGTACTGCAGGCCCTTCAGGTCGCCCACGATCGCATACACAGCGTTGCTGCTGGTGCTGGAGTAGGTGGCCAGGCTGCCGTTGTTGAACAGAACGGGCAGGCCCATGAAGGGGTCGAAGTTGTAGTACCCGGCGGCCTGCGCGGCGACGAAGTCGGCGTAGGTGGCCTTGTTCATGATGATGACGGGGTTGGAAGCCTCGTCGGACAGCTTCGCGTAAGCCTTCGCGATGGTGTCCAGAGCCGGAGCGGCAGTGACCTGGGGAACACCGCACTCGTCATCGTCGGAGCTGGAGGGCGAGCCCTTGATGTCGGCGACGCCGAGGTCGGCCAGCTTCTTCGTGATCTGGTAGGTGATCTCCTCGTACACATAGCGCAGGAACGCCTCGCCGCCGAGAGCAAGAGCCTCGTCGGAGATGGTGATCCACTTCTTGACGTTGGCCGGAACCATCGTCACGATGCCCAGGGTCAGGCTCTCCTCGGAAGGAGCGGTCGTGCCCTCGGTGTGGACGGCAGCGGCGTCGGCGGAACGCTCGAAGGCGACCTTCAGGTTGCCGCGGATGTAGGTCTTGCGGGCGCGGGACAGGATCTGCTCGTTGTCCCAGGCGTGGCGGACGATCTCGTCCACGATCACGGGCACCGGCACCGCGCCGGAAGCGTTCGTGGTCAGCAGGGCGCGGCACTCGGTCGCGTCTTCGGTCTTCAGGTAGTTCGCAAATGCGTCGATGTACTCCTTGCTGGAGCGGATCTCAAGATCGGTTTTCATTTCGTCTTTCCTTTCTTCGATAAAGTCTTCGACGATCTCCGGAGCGTCGGCCTTCGCCACCTGCTCGCGGATCTCGTTCCTCTTGATCTCTGCCTGTTTCCTGGCTTCGATCTCT